CGCAAATAAAGATTTACAAACTGAAACAGTATTTTTATCTGCTCAAACTGGTATATCTACTACTAATCAATTCATAAGAGTAAATAGAGCATACTTTATGGATGAGTCATCATACGATACTACTAATGTTGGTAAGATTACTATCTTTAATGGTGGTAATGCACCAGTCGCAAGAATAAATGCTAATGAGGGTCAAACTCTTATGGCAGTTTATTCAGTTCCTAACGGACACACTGCTTACATTAAAAAAGGAAAAATGTCTATTCAGTCTGGTGGTGATGCCACTGGTAGAATGATGGTAAGATATGATGGCCAAAACAACTTTCGTATAGCACATATATTTGAAGTAGCAGGTGATGGTGGTGCATATGAATATGAATTTGCTACACCTTTCGCAATTGCTGCTAATTCTGATATAGATGTAAGAGCAAGAGTCCGTTCTAATAATTCTCGTGTAACCGCAGCATTTGATTTGATTCTAGTCGACAATAGGAATCCATAATGCCTAGAGACGCACACGACGAATTTCATGACTTATTTAATCTAATCGAGGAGAGACGATTGGAAACAGACGAAAAGATAATGGTTCTTCACAAAAGAATCACAGAGAGTAACGAAAAGATTATAGAAGAGATTGGTGAACTAAAGAAAGACATCAAGACACACACTTCGCATGAAGAAAGTGCTTTATCACAAATCAACAAGAGATTAACTACTTTAGAACAAGCAAAATGGATAATACTTGGTGGTGGTTTATCAGTTGCTTGGTTAATTGTAAATTTAGATTCAGTTAGAGCATTCTTCTCATAATTTGACTTTTTAGACGATATACTATATAATAACTCAATGAGTTATGATTATATCGACACAAAGTATCTAAACCTTCTTAGTGGTCAACTAGAACAATTCAAACGAAAAAACGACAACCTCTGGAACTTCAGATGCCCTTACTGTGGGGATTCACAAAAAGATAAGACCAAAGCAAGAGGTTATGTCTTTCAGAAAGAAGGGTCGTATATCTACAAATGTCATAACTGTGGGCAAGGTGCAAATCTATCTAATCTAGTTAAATATGTCAACCCCAATCTACATAAAGAATATGTGTTAGAAAAGTTTAAAGGTGGTAAACAAGCAAACACTGGTGTTACTAATACATACTTCAAACCCAAACCAAAAGTAGAGAAGAAAGAACTCAAAGGTCTTAAAAGAATATCACAACTCCCACACGACCACCCTGCTAAGAAATGGGTAGAGAACAGACAGATACCGACAGACCAACATTACAGACTTTACTACGCACCAAAGTTTTATGAGTTTGCCAGTCAGTTTAAAGAATTTAAAACTGGTCACGATGAACCCCGTTTAATCATACCATTCTTAGATGTTGATGGTAATCTAATCGCATTTCAAGGTCGAGCATTCGGTAAATCTGAATTGAGATATATAACTATAAAGGTAGATGAAAACGCACCTAAGATTTTTGGTTTAGAACAAATCGACCGAACAAAAACTGTATACATAACAGAAGGTCCGATTGATAGTTTGTTCTTAGACAATGCTGTCGCAATGGCAGGTTCAGTTGTCGACCAAAAAACGATTGATAGAATTGGTGCTGAAGATTTAGTTTTCGTGTTTGATAACGAACCGAGAAGTAAAGAAATTATAAATCTTATGAGAAAGAGAATAGATGATGGTTTTAAAATTGTAATCTGGAAAGACCATATTATCTCTAAGGATATAAATGATATGATATTGTCTGGTATCGATAAAGTAGAGATTCAGAAAATTATAAATGAGAATACACACTTTGGGTTAAGTGCCAAAACTAGACTCAGTGAGTGGAAGAAAATATGAGTCTTGAACAATTGACTTTTGCGATTGGTATAAGTATAATACTGATATCAATTGTATACAATCATATCGGTTGGAAAAACATTTCTGATTGTTATTCCGACTGGTTCAAAAAAGAATATTGGACAGACTATAACATAATAGAAGCATTAAGTTGGTTTACAAAAGCAATCATTATTGTTCCAGCATTAATCTTCGGTGTGAATATTTGGCAACTATATATTTTGTCGTTGATAACTTCGATGGCGTTGATATGGGCAAGTTATAAAAAAATATTACCCACATTGGTTGGATTTAATACCTTGTGGATTTGGTTGAGCATGATGGTGATTGCTCAAAATATACTTTAGGAGTAGGAATGGAAACTTATCTGGGAATTAAAATAGACACGAAATATGATAGAAAACTCAACAAACAAGCCAAAGCACTACTCAAAGACTACTACTGTAGAAAAGAAGAAAAATCCCCACAACACGCATTCGCAAGAGCATCAGTTGCTTACTGTGATGGTGATTTAAAATTAGCACAGAGAATATATGATGCCGTCGCCAACGGTTGGTTTATGTTCTCCTCACCCATTCTCTCTAACGCACCTATGCCTGGAGAGAAACCAAAAGCACTACCCATCTCTTGTTTCTTATCGTATGTTCCTGACTCGTTAGAGGGTCTGATTGACCATACCTCTGAACTGAGATGGTTGAGTGTTAAAGGCGGTGGTGTTGGTGGTCACTGGTCAGATGTAAGAGCAGTATCAGATAAGGCTCCAGGACCGATACCTTTCATGCATACAGTCGATGCTGATATGACAGCATATAGACAAGGTAAAACTCGTAAAGGTTCTTATGCTGCTTATATGGATATTTCACACCCAGACATTATTGAGTTTATCAATATGAGAATACCAACTGGTGATGTCAATCGTAAGAATCTAAATCTACATCACGCAGTCAATCTTACTGATGATTTTATGAAAGCAGTTAGAGATGGTAAAGACTGGAATCTATTAGACCCTAACGACGGTTCAGTTAGAGATACAACTCCTGCTCGTAAACTATGGGAACATATCTTAGAGACTCGTTATAGAACTGGTGAACCTTATATGAACTTCATCGATACTGCTAACAGAGCGTTACCTCAACCACAAAAAGATATGGGTCTTAAAATCAATGGTAGTAATCTATGTAATGAGATTCACTTAGTTACTAACGAAGATAGAACTGCTGTATGTTGTTTGTCTTCACTGAATATTGAAAAGTTTGATGAATGGTGTGACACTAATTTAGTAGGTGACCTTATTCGTTTCTTAGATAATGTATTACAAGGTTTCATCGATAACGCACCAGATGAAATTAGTAGAGCAAGATTCTCAGCACAACAAGAAAGAAGTTTGGGTCTTGGTGCTATGGGTTTTCATTCATATCTACAACAACACAATGTTGCGTGGGAGAGTGAGAAAGCATTAGAAATTAATAGACTTATCTTCTCTGATATACAAGAGAAAGCAATCGCAGAATCTTATTTAATCGCAAAAGATAAAGGTGAAGCACCAGATATGAAAGGAACGGGTCGTAGAAACGCCCACCTAATTGCTATCGCACCGAATGCTAACTCTTCATTGATTGGTGGAACATCACCTTCTATTGAACCTTGGAAAGCAAATGCGTTTACAAGTAGAACAAGAGCAGGGTCTCATCTTTCTCGTAACAAATATCTACAAAAAGTATTAAAGAAACTTGGTAAAGACGATGACGAAACTTGGTCAAGTATTATTACCAACGGTGGTTCTGTTCAACACTTAGGTTTCTTGGACGACCACACAAAAGAAGTATTTAAGACTGCTATTGAGATTGACCAATACTGGGTTGTTTTACATGGTGGTGTAAGACAAGAATACATATGTCAAGGTCAATCATTAAATCTATTCTTCCCAGCAGGTGCGACGAAAGCATATCTTCATAATGCTCATTTTGATGCTTGGAAGTTTGGTTGTAAAGGTTTATATTATTTGAGAACTGAAACAAGTAATCGTGCTGAGAATGTAGCACAGAAGATTGAAAGAGAGAGGTTGAAAGACCACGATGAACTAGAAGACGAGTGTACTGCTTGTCACGCATAAGGGAGTATAAATGGAAGTAGTAATATGGTCAAGGGATGATTGTCCCTACTGCACAAAGGCAAAAGAATGGTTTAATCAACAAGAGATTGACTATACCGAAAACAAATTATATAACGAAGAACAAAGACTGGCATTCTTTCAAAAGTTTCCAGGAGTAAGAACTGTTCCTCAGATTATTATTGACGGTAAACGAATCGGTGGTTATGATGACTTAATGGAAATTAGACACACACTTAAGAAACAGATTAGTGGTGGTCTGATGGAGTTTTCTCAAACATACAAACCTTTTCATTATTCTTGGGCAGTTGACTTAACTACAAGACACGAGAAGATTCACTGGATTGAAGATGAGGTAGATTTATCTGAGGATGTTACTGACTGGAAGTCAAGTGATAAGATGACTAAGTCTGAGAAAGAATTTATTACTAACATTCTAAGACTCTTTACTCAATCAGATGTGGCAGTTGGTAAAAACTATTATGATAATTTTATACCTCGTTTTAAGAATAACGAAGTGAGAAATATGTTAGGTTCGTTTGCTGCTCGTGAAGGTATTCATCAAAGAGCATACGCTTTATTGAACGAAACTTTAGGTCTCCCACCAGAAGAATATCACGCATTCTTAGAGTATTCTGAGATGAACGACAAAGTAGAATTTATGATGGAAAACGACCCCTCAACACAACGAGGCTTAGGTTTGGCGCTCGCAAAGAGTGTATTCAATGAAGGTGTAGCATTATTTGCTTCGTTCGTTATGTTGTTAAATTTCCAACGATACGGTAAGATGAAAGGTATGGGTAAAGTGGTTGAATGGTCTATCAGAGATGAGTCTATGCATGTAGAAGGTAATGCTAAACTCTTCAAAGCATACTGTGCTGAACACCCTCGTATCGTAGATGACTCTTTTAAGAAAGACATATATACAATGAGTAAGAAAGCAGTTAGACTTGAAGATAAGTTTGTAGACTTAGCATACGATGCGGGTTATATCAAAGGTCTAAATGCTGATGAAGTAAAACAATATATTAGATACATTACTGATAGGAGATTATTACAGTTGGGTCTTAAACCAAACTTTAAAGTGAAAGACAATCCACTTCCATGGCTTGAGTGGGTATTAAACGGTGCTGACCATACGAACTTCTTTGAGAACAGAGTAACAGAATATGAGGTAGCAGGTTTAGTAGGAACTTGGGCAGAAGCATACGAGGAGCAATAAATGGCAGAGGTGAGAGTTGAATTGAATTGTGGTAACTGTGGTAATGACTATATATTAGAGTATGATGATGAAATAAACGAAGCATACTCAGAACCAACTGTCTGTCCGTTTTGTGAATATCCGATTGACGAAATAGATGATAGTGATATGTATGAAGATTACGATGAATTTGAAGGGATAAAAGATTTTGCCGAAAAAGATTGAATACACTAACAAGTGGCAGTTTAATGGAGAAGACTTTGACACAGATAATATAGGTAATGCCGAAGGGTTTGTCTATGTTATTGAGAGTCCAGACGGTCGATACTATATCGGCAAGAAGTTTTTCTGGTCTATCAGAAAGGTTAAAGGTTTTATCAGAAGAAAGAAGAAAGAATCTGATTGGAAGAACTACTATGGTAGTAGTGACAATCTAAAAGAACTTGTTGAACTGTATGGTAAAGACCAATTCAAAAGAGTTATCATCTCATTACACAAAACAAAAGGTGACTGTAATTACGAAGAAGTAAGACAACAGTTTATACATAATGTGCTTGAAGATGAAAGATTTATTAATGACAACATTAATGGCAAGTGGCATAGAAAACCACAACATATTATTGATGATAGAATAATTAATGATATGTATGATTTGACTGAAGAGATGAATAAGGGTATAATGAACTGATGAAAATTAGAGAATTTAATGGGGTGAAGAAATTTAAGTTTCTTCCTACAGACACAGATACAAACGCAGTAAGACTTAGAGAACTAGAATGGTTAGCACCAATGATTCGTAAAGATTCTTATTGTATGGAGTTTGGTGTTTTTGAAGGAACAACAATTAACGCAGTTGCGAAAGCAAGACCAGACCTAAAGATTTATGGTTTCGATTCTTTTGAAGGTCTACCTTCTGATTGGGATATGGGACAGAAGAATGTAAGAGCAGATGCGTTTGATAGAAAGGGAGAATATCCAGATGTTGAAAACAATGTTGTCTTGGTTAAAGGTTGGTTCGATAAAACGGTTCCTCATTTCAAAACTGCTCACGATAGAGGGGATATTGGTTATCTACATATTGACGGAGATATTTACGAATCTGCCAAAGTAGTTTTAGATGAGTTGAACGACTGGATTGTTCCAGGAACTATAATTAGATTCGATGAACTATGTTGTTGGAGATATGCTTTTGGTGAAGCATCACCGAGTGGTAAAGCAAGTAGAGTATTATACACAACTTGGAAAGACCACGAATATAAAGCACTTAATGAATGGTTAGATAAATACGACAGAAAAGTAGCACCACTATGTCGTAACTGGTTTCAGGGAGGAACAGTAATAGTAACACAATGATAGTTTCGCATGAACATAAATTTATTTTTATTAAAACTAAAAAGACTGCTGGGTCGACTTTGGAGAAACTACTCTATCCTTATCTTGGGGACTATGACATTTGCTCTGGCAGTAGTCGAGATAACACACCTTCGTTAGGTATTCAACCAGATACAAATGGTCATATCTGGTGGAACGAAATCAAAGCAAAGTATGCCAAAGGTCAATGGGATACATATTTCAAATTCACAATAGAAAGAAACCCTTGGGATAAAATGGTTAGTGCTTACTATTGGCATAGAAAAATCAAACCACACCTATTTTCTGATATGGACTTTGCGACATATGTCGAAACTTGTAATATGATACCGAACGACCAAGCAATGTATACTGACGGTGGTGGTAGTATCGTTGTAGACAAAATCTATAAGTATGAAGATATGATGGGAATGTATAATGACTTAAACGACCGATTTGGTTTTCAGATAACTGAAGAACAAGTATTCGGTACTAAACTTAAATCAAATATTAGAGAGGTAAAAGACTATCACGACATTTACACACCAAAAGCAATCGAGCAAACAAGAAACGCATTTAGAAAACAAATTGAATTACTCGGATATGAATACTAAATTTTTAGATATATTTCCTATAAAAGTGATGAACAAAGAGTTGGGTATGGATATACCGCAATTAGAAAAACAATGCTTAGATTATATGAGGAATAATATAGGAAGAATAGTCACTAATCGTGGGGGTTATCAGACTAATGAGCTGCCGAAGGAAGAATTTCCAGAGTTAATAGAAAAAGTAGAACAAACTTGTTCTGAATATATGAAAGAAATATTCAAAGCAGATGTTAATATTAAAGTAAGTAATTACTGGATGAATGTTAATAATTACAGAGATTATAATCTAAAACATAATCATCCAGAAACTCTTTTAACAGTAGTTTATTATATTAAAACTCCAGTCGATTCTGGAGACCTTGTGTTAGCAAATAACCCTATGGTACATTGGTGGGGACATCCTTATACAAGAGAAAGTTGGTGGAGTCTTGGATGGTATAATTCTCCTGAACTTTTCTTTCAACCAAGAGAAGATACAATTTTAATATTTCCTGGATGGGTCGACCATCATGTAGAACCTAATTTAAATTCAGATGAACATAGAATATCAATCGCATTTAACACATATGCACCAACACCACAATAATATGAAAGAAGATAGAATAAAATTATTTGTAGGCGTTGACCCAAATGGGTGCGATGCCGAATCACAAATGGTATTAGAATATACCGCAAAGAAAAACTCGTCATTACCAGTTGACATCACTTGGATGCAACACTCCAACGACCCTAAATCACACTGGCATGGTTGGTCGTCTGAAACTTGGGCAACACCGTTCAGTGGTTTTAGATGGGGTATCCCATCTGCTTGTGGTTATGAAGGTCAAGCAATCTATATGGATTCAGATATGGTTATACTTGGCGATTTGGCTGAATTGTGGTATAATGAATGGAACGACAATGCGATAATTCAGATGAAAGGTGACTGGAGAACTTGTGTTGCTAAATGGCATTGTGCTAGAGCAAAGACGGTTCTACCACAGATAGAAGATATTAAAAGAGTACCTAATGCTCATCAACAATTGTTTACTGGGTTACAACACAATCCAGGATTGACACAAGTGTTTGATAGACAGTGGAATAACTTTGATGGTGAGAATGACAAACTAGATGATATAAAGATTTTACATTATACAGATATGTCAACTCAGATGCATCTAAAGTATGCTACTACTCGTTTATCAGAAGAAGGTAGAAAGCATTGGTATGATGGTGAGATAAGAGCACACCGTAGAGGTGATGTTCAGAAGTTGTTTGATACAATGTTGTCAGAAGCAGAAGCAGAGGGTTATACACCTCAGATGTATTATGACTTGAATAACTTAGTTGACTATAAAAAAGAAAGTCAAGCAGGTTATAAATCGAACAACGGTTTTGATGTAACAAAAGGAGAATAATGAGTCAAATTTACGGTGAATTGCCTACACACCCAGTGGTAATGGCTGCTTGTGATAGTAATTATTTTATACAACACGCACCTGCTTTTGTAGCATCTGCTGATAGAGTGAACAAAGATGTTCATATTCACATCGCAAACCCTAACGAAGAAGTATTGTCATTAGCAGGTATTTTAAACGCAACATCAAAAATTAAGGTAACATATTCTTTTAATTCTTTGAATCTACCACCAGACCCAGAACAAGCAAGAACTTATTATGCTTGTTTAAGATTCTTAGTCGCACCTACTATTCTACAAACAGCAGGTCAAATGTTAATACTTGACATTGACGGTATGTGTATGAATGACTTTAGTTTCCCAGAAGCACCCGTTGGTTTCTATCCAAGAGAACCTCTACAAGGAACAGTTGGTTGGGAAGCAGAAGGTACTGCTGTAGCAGCAGGTGCAGTTTACTATAATAAGTTTGGTATGAAATACGCAATGAAAGTTGCTGAAGAATTAGGTAACCTACCATTAAAATGGTTTGTAGACCAAATAGCATTATCTCGTGTCTTAGGTAATGTTGAAGAAGCACATCATTTTGATTCTGAATTTATGGATTGGGAGTTTAAAGAAGGCACGACTATCTGGACTGGTAAAGGTCCGAGAAAGTATGACAACCCTACTTATGTTGCTAAGAAAAAAGAATTTGATATGGCACTATCAACTCTATTAAAAACTAAGAAAAAAATTGTTCTTAAACCAAGACTCGATATACCATTCAAAAAGTTTGGTCTTGAAATTGCTAACAATGAACTACCAGAAATCAGAACGCATTGGAAAAAATTCGTAGATAATATAGAAGATGTTGACCTATTAATTGAAATGCCTCGTTGGACATTCAATCGAACTATATGTAAATTCTTTTGGGGTAATTATATAATGTATGTTCCGCATGTAGAAAAGAAACAATGGGGCGGAACTGATAATTGTGTTTATTATATGCAAACAGTCTTCCCTTGGTTATTTACTGTAGATAAGATAGGATGGGCAGGTGGTTCAGAGTATCAACATACTTACGATACTAATAGACAATGGGATGAATCAGCATTTAAAACCTTACAAAAATATATGAAAGAGGGTGGAACAAAGTTTGCTCAACCAAATAAAGAATGGAAAGAAGAGGATAAATACATATTAGTTCCATTGCAGTTACCACACGACGAGACTATTAAGTGGCATTCTGATATTAGTGTAGACCAGTTTGTAAATAGATTATGTATGTGGGCAGATAGTGAAGATGGTGTTAAGATTGTATTTAAAGGTCACCCAGTAAACTTAGAAAGTATGGAACCTTTAAAAGAAATCATAAGTAGTTATAATAATGTTCGTTATGTAGATGATTGCTCAATACACGATATGATAGAACAAGCAGAAGCAGTCTATGTAATTAACTCTGGAACTGGTCAAGAAGCAATGTTGTTTGAAAAGACCGTTGTAACTTTTGGTAGATGTGATTATGACCAAGTAACTATCAAAGGTATTGTCACTGACTTAGACTTCACTTGGGATGCGGTTAAGTTAGATGATAAAGAGAAACGAGTAGAGTCATATATGAAATGGTATGACTGGTTTGTTAATGATATATGTATAGGAGCATAAATGGCAAAGGTAGTAGGAAAGGTAATTGTTCATAGAAAACAGAAACACACAAGTATTGGTAATGGTTTGTTGAAGACTTCATCAATGAATAAGAACAAAAGGGTAAGTCATAAAAAATACAGAGGGCAAGGCAGATGAATATCAAATTCGTTGATGTCAGTAAAGACTTATGCGAAACTTGTAAACTAGCATTTAAAGGGGGTTGTCCAGTATATCCACCT